TTGAGCCCGAACCCGAGCCAATGGAAGAGGAGACTGGTGTGTTTCCAAGTGAGGGGGAGATTCCCGTGGGAGGTGAACATGATGAGGAATCACATGAAGAGCCTGAACCTGAACCGGTACCTGAAATGGCATCAGAAGAACCGGAGATGGAACCACCTCAGGAGACCAAGAATTTTACGTTCAACGACAAGATCATGAGGAGGGCGCCCATGCCACCGATGTACGAAGAAGAAGAAGAATTTTCTATAAATCCCAGTGCGAACCGTTAAACATACTAAAATCTGCTTTATGTAATAATGATCAGTGATTCGCTTAAAAATCCTTTGATCGCGGCTTTGGTCGGTGCGGTCGTCACAATGGCCTACATCCAGTTGGTCGCCCGTCTCAATCGCGAGGCGCCTCCCAGGAATGCGGACATGATCAAACCGGCGATTTTGAATGCCATTCTGGTAGGCGCGATCGTCTATCTCGGCATCTCTCAGCGCGAGGAGATTTATGAGACGCCCTTTCCAGAAGTTAGTCGCGGTATGTAATTAAAGATTTTACTCCTTTTAAATAGTACGAAATGGCCAGTGTAGACACATTTAACGAACTTCTTCTACAGTTTGTGGATGAACTGGCTCACACGTTCCCAGAGAACACCATTGTGAAGACCTACAGGAACACGGTCGGCATGCTGATCAAGAAGGATGCTGGTGTCTGTCTGGAAACGTTTATGAAAAATGTGAAGCCTCACGAGGATCTGATTCGCAATCAGGATGAGAAGATCTTCGAGGAACTTTCGCGTAGCTATGGAATTTTGAAGACCCTCGACCTCGAGTCCATGTGGAATTCTGAGCTTTCGGATGGAAGTCGCTCGGCGATCTGGCAGTATGTCCAGGGTCTCTACGTGCTCGGTAACAACGTCAGCGAGGAGGAGATCCAGGCGTCTCGCGAGACCAAGATGGACTTTTCACCCGAAATGATTAATAAGATGTTTGCACCCCAGGGCGGAGATGACGACGTCGACTCTAACCCCTTTGCCGGTATCCTTGGAAATCTTTTGAACCCGGCGATGATGCAGGAGATGACCTCCAAGGTCGAGCAGCAGTTCGGCGACGGTCAGGGAGGTCTCGATCAAGCGAAGATCATGGGCGCTCTCGGTCCGCTCATGGGAAATCTGAGCAAGATTCTTCAGCAGCCACCCGGTGCATCCGAGTGAAAAAAATAACTAGTCAATAAATAAGAATGGAACAACCGTGGTTTAGAAATCCATCGCATCTGTTTGCCAAAAACAAGGTGCTACTCTTTTGGCCTTTGGCCAAGCAGACCCCCGTGGAGAGGCTCAATGCCGCCACGAGGTTCATCCTCTACACAATCGCGATCCTTTACATTATTAACCGTGACATCAGGGTTATTTACCTGGGTCTCACCGTTATTATGGTTATGGCATCAATGTTATTGGCGGGTGGCATCAAGGAAGGGATGAGACCTGCTTCGTTCGAGGAGGAGGGGGCCAGGTTCAACGCGACCACCCCAGGGCAGTCGTGCGAGCAACCGACCAAGGATAACCCTATGGCGAACGTACTTATTTCGGACTACGTGGACAATCCAAAACGATCGGCGGCGTGTTACTATCCGACTGTCAAGGACAAGGTTAAGAAGTTTATGAACGACGGTACTCCCACAGACCAGGCTGACGTCTATTCGAGCCGAAACCAGGCGTCCCGTGCCTTTTACAGCATGCCGTCAACGACCATCCCCAACGATCAGAGCGCATTCCTTCGCGGTGCCTATGCCCCTTTGATGAACAAGGTATGTCGGGATAATACTGATGCTTGCTATCCAAGTGACGCGTCAATGTTTGGACAATCCAGGATGCCCGAACTTCAGCAGCTCAGAGGAACTTTCGGTGGCACCACTAGATAAAATCTCTGGTGATAGTAATATGGCTTATCAGCTCAACACGTCAAAGGTTCTTTTGGATGCCGAGAGTCTGCCAGTGGATTGCGCCTACGATCACGTGATCGCGCCTCCGGTAGTCAGCAACCTCAATTATGCAGGTTCGGGTCGCGCTTCGACGCCCCTCTACGGGACGGCCCCTTACATGGCGGGTAAGGGGGCTCCAGGAAATCTGATTATGGTCGAGGACATGCTCCGGCCTCAATCTAGCACGTTCTTCAAGAAGGGCTATGCCGGTCGCCAATACGACTTCCCTTCAATGGAGATGTCTTGCTCGGTGCCTCTTCGTACTCGGTCGTGGGATCCCGCGAGCAGTCGGGCTAATGTTCAGAATGCCATTTTTGATCATCGTTATCCAGCCTAATTTAAATCTACCCTAGTTTTAATATGGACCCATTGAGTCTTGTGGCCTTGTTAGGGATTGCTGTGGCGGGTCGTCAAATCGCCAGCAGTGACCGCAAAGAAGGTTTTACTCCAGCACCCGTTCCGAACCGAGAGACGCAGCAATTGCCGTTTTTTGGCAACAATGTGAATACTCCAACCCAGGAATTGACAGCCGTGACGGATCTGTTCACCGGGACGTTCAATCCAAATAATCCGATGGGTGGCGTCATCAACCCTAAGAAAGAGGTCGTGGCAACCCTTCAAGATACAGCACCCAATGCACAGTTCCCGTTTGGACAGCCCGTATATAATCTGTATGATCGCCAGAATGTCTCGAGTCGCATGAACAATCTGTCGTCCGCCGAGCGAAGGTTCGTCGGCCCCGGTATCGGCGTCCCGGCCAACGTTCCCGCCTACGGTGGCTATCAGCAGCAGTTCCGCGTGATGCCCAATAATGTCGGTGCCTATCGCCTGACCACTCTTCCGGGCAGGTCGGGTCCCGCCAAGGATTTTGTTGACCGTGGATCAGAGCGTATAACGGTGACTCAGAACCGCCCCGAGAAGACATACCAACTTTTGGGCGCCGAGGGAAAGCGTCCTCTGGAACGGGGTCGCGCGCAGGGTCAGGGTGGAATGCTCACCGGACAGCGCGAACGCGAACAGTATGTGAAGACGCAGCGACCCACCATCCGCTCGGAAACCACGACCCGCATGGACGGTCTTGAGTTTGGTGCACCTAAACGCATCGTCTCCTCTGCAACAAATCAGGACACTCCTACGCGCAACAAGGCAAACTTTGTGGCGCGAACCAACGACGTGGCTGCTCCCGGAATCCACTCGTTCGAGGGTGCCTACCAGAACACCCAAAATACTATCCTTCTGCGTCCCTCCGAACGCGGCAACAAGGGCTACACGCCTCCGGGTGGCCGCATGAACGTTCGCGGCTCGGCCACACAAGTTCAGGGCAAAATCACCAAGACCCGCGACAGTCTTTCCACGGTCGTAGAGGGAGGCGCCGGAAACCAGTCCATCGCCCAAAATTACGATATCACTTGGAAGCAGAATAACAATGCCTACAAGGGAAATGCAGACTTCCGAACCAAACAGTTGGGACTCGCGGTCAAACAATTGGACAACAATCCATTCGCTATGTCGCTGGCACAACGTTAAACATCATAAATCCTACACTCTAGAGCATGAGGTTCTTCCTTACAGAATAACTCCATGGCATCCAGTTTGTTCTCTTGTTCACGAACCCGTTGATCGTGAAGACGAGAATAGAGCTCCTCGTGCTCCATCCAGTCGTGGACATGCTTGTGTGGATTTTCAATCATCTTCTTGGTGGGTCTCTTCAGTTCGGTGCGCTTATTGAACATATACGATGGCACGTTCCTGAACAAGCAACTGTAGTAGAGCATTTAAAAATAAAAATCATATTATTTTTAAGTATGAGACACGAGACGATCGCCATGGAAGTTTCTCCCCTGGATTTTGAGGGCATCAGGACTATAGACTTTGATGCCCAGGTGGATGACCATGAAAAAATGGTGACAGTCACGATGTCCAGATACTTCATTGGGGATCTACATGATGAATGCGTCAAGAAGGTAAAGAAGATATACAAAGGATACAGAGTTAAAACTAACGTGGCATTGTAGACTAAACTATGGAGACAACTACCATTGAAGTACCAGTGAACCCATTCCACTATGATGGATTGCGAAGTATTGGAATACCCATCAAGGTGGATCACAAAGAACAAATGATCTACGTTGATTTCATGTCAAATCAAGGAACCAAAATCATGGAAAATTTCCTTTCAGAGGTCGGTCGCACGTTTCCTGGCTATGAGATCAGGGTAGCCAGGCTTGACCAGTGAGAACCGCCTTTGCGTACTTTGTGGCGATCATCGAGTGGATCATCGGCCAGTCCATGACGTTGCTGGCGTTAATAGTTAACCCAAATGGATTAGAGTTTACGTAACGGACAAACTCCTTGCCGTTCTTTTGAGATTCAGGTGAAGTATAATACTCCATCTTCTCAAAAGAGCCCTTCAACCAGTGAACATGCTTTTCATTCTGGGGGTCGAACCTGTCCATCGTTATTAATTGAATATGTTTTTATGTCTTTAATTAATAGTAATGAGTTCCATAGACAACTCTTCTGATTTTGATGGAGGGATTGTTGCTTCAGGGAAGAGAGGTGTCATTCAGTTGAGCGACGGTAACTTTAACCTAACTTCAAATAAAGATCTAAAATCAGATCCAGTGACAGGAACTGTCACAACAACGGGACTAACAACCACTGGTACGGTTTTTGCTGCTACTGTATCAACATCGAATCTCGTGGCAGACACGATTACCAATCTCATTGTTGTAGGCGATGCAACCATAACAGGGAATGCCATAGTGGATGGAACTATTTCTTCGGCGGGACTTACATCTTCTGAAAATATTACAATTACAGGAGCTGGAAATTATCTCTCCTCGTCCGGTGTTACAGCATCCAATATCAATGCCACGTCAAATCTATATGTCACCGGTCCTGCTGACGTCACTGGCACTCTTTCTGCTTTGAGTATGACGACACCTCGTCTGAGCGTTTCAGATCATGTATTGATCACTGGAAATTTGTCAGTAACAGGAGGTTTTGTCACAATTACGTCAACTAGTACAGAGTCATTTGCACTGAATGTTCAAAATGCAGGCACCGGTCCTGCTATTGTAGCAAATCAAACAGGACTTCAGCCCGTAGTGGATTTTCAAGATGAAGGTAATAGTGTGTTTTTCATTTCTGGTGGAGAAGGTGTCCATCCAGCTGCATATGTAGGTATTGGAACAACTACACCAACTAAAAAATTGGACGTTGTCGGAGAAATTAGAGGTACTAACTTGACCGCGACGGGGAACTTGGATTCTTCTAACGTCAACACATCGAATCTTTATGTATCAGGACCTGTAGACATTACAGGTACATTAAGCTCGGCCAACGTCAACACATCAAATCTTTATCTATCAGGACCCGCTAATATTACAGGAACCCTAAGTGCGTCCAACATTCAGACCTCTAACCTCACTGTAACCAATCTCAACACCGTCACCAACGACGCCTTCATCGGAGGAACCCTAAGTGCATCCAACATTCAGTC